TAGCTGCACCTTCTACCGTTAACTCACCACTACCTTCCGGTGTCGTGTTTTGAGTATCGCTCATTTATGTTTCCTTAATTATATCGCCAACCGGACGATTCGGACTACAAAATCTTTAACTTTTTTTGATCTATAATTTTCTGGTCTACTAACCCTTGAATGTAATTATCAATAGACTCTAGGACTCTAAGACGTATATACGCTTCTTCGCGCTCCTCTACATCCCCATATTCGCTATTTAAGAACTTAGCTATCTCCATACCTCTGAGTTCTTCCATCATCTCTATGAAGTAATCGTCTCTCAGTAAGTTAGTAGCCCAGTCTGATTTCTGCATTACATTCCTCTAGTCAGAGTGCCTAGTTCACGTAAAGCCTTGAGTGTTAACTCAGTCTGCTTATTCTTTGTATCCTCGTCAGCTAAGTCCATAGCCAGTACAGCTTGTAATTGCTTAACTGCTAACTCAGCCTCTTTGATCCGTAACTCAGCAGAATCCTTCTGGTTCTTCATCTGCATCTCTATACCTTTACGGGTATATTCGGCTTCAAGTGTTTGCTTCTCAAGGTCAAGTTTCGCCGCATCAATTTGGCTCTTAGCCTGAGTTTTTTCTCTTTCCACCTGAGCCAGCATCTCAGCAACCTGTGCCTGTGCGTCCGGGGATGGAGGCTGTGGCTGAGATAACGCAGCATTTTGCTCTGGCGTAATTTCATTCATAAACTCGTTAGCATCTTTGAAACCTGCTGACTCAATGAACTTAGCTAAAGTATTGCGGTATTGACCGATAGATACCAAAGGATTAGACGGACCATACTGCTGAATGATCTGCTCTTGTTTCGCTAGAACCATCTGCAACATAGCTAACTTCTGATCTCTGTCACCTGAGCCTAGACCAACATTAACGCTAATATCGTACTCGTTAGCCCATGTTCTAGGATCAAATGTAACGTACTTACCACGCATACGAACGATACGAGGCTTGTCCTGATACTTGCCCAATAGATGCAAGATGCCTCTAAACAACGACTTAACGCCTGTCTCAGCAAAGATACGAGCGATTAACTCTAGCTTGCCTGAGTTTGACTTCATCATTGCAGCCACAGCCGTAGCCGTAACATTGTTCAGTACGTCTGGATCAAGTCCTTGCTGTGCATCGCTAACGCCTGTTCTCTTGGCTTGAACTGCATCCAAGTATTCCAACATTGGCATTGCTTGACCGAATGTACTCTGCACCGTTAACGGAACCAAAGCACTAGGATTCTTGATACGGATAATTCCACCCGGAGTAGCATTGAGCAAGTCATCCATGTTGACCTGACCATCTACCGCACCTACTCGATTGTTGTTAGTTAGATACAGATTGTCTAAACTCTGACGAGTTATCGTGGACTTCTGTAGCTGAATATCCATCGTCCGATCAGCAAGACTTTGCCCAAAAAATTTGTGCGGTACAGGTATAGGACAGATAGAGTGGAATGGAACATAGTCTGTTTCCTCATCTTCCAATATCTCAGAACCGCAATAGACGATACGCCTCAACTCAGCAATACCGTCATCATCTTCATCAATACGTATATAGCACTCGTATACCTCTAGCACCTGCATAGAGAAGTCTAGGCTAGTGTTCTGGTCTGGCTGCTCACCATTAGGGAAACGAGCAATACGCTCCGCATTGAACTCAAGATCGTTATATGTTGGCAGATCGTCAACTGTATCCTGATCGTAGCCAATAGCGATTAACTCTGAACGAGTCATCAATCGACGATGCGCTACGAAACTAGCTTGGTCAATAGTCTTGGCTGACTTAGATATTAGGAATTCTTCAGGAGGCACGTTTTCAATACGAACCTGACCTGTTTCTTTAATGCGCTGTACCTGAACTTCAAACTTAGGAATCTGTATGACATTACCCATCATGTCCGACATTTCCGTATATTCTATTTTCTGTTTGGTAACCTTTAGAGTCTGATCCGATAGCAATAGAGCCAGTTCATCCTCTGACAGATTCTCGTATTCTTCCTTAGTTACGTCTGTAGACTGATCCCAATATGACTTAACTACGCCTACCTTTTGCAGCAGGGCATCTTTAAACCAGTTATGAAGGATGAGCATTCCATCATTGTCACGATAGAAAGCCCAGTTACAGTAGTCTGTAGCCTGTCTAGCTGACTCCTCATCACCGGGACTCTTAGGCTCAAAGTAGACAATATCTTCGGTAGTCGTAAATACACGCATTAACTGTGGCAATGCACCATCGATAGCCTCAGCTACCTCACCAGTTACGATCTGGCTGCGACCTTCTTGCTCATTACCGTAGGGATATCTTAGGTAATACTCTAAGGCTCGCTTACGATCCTCGGTAGTCTCGGTATCAAGATAACCAATACTGTTATCTATTTCGTTCTCGATAATACCTTTTACTTTGCCTTCGTCCATCATATGCGTTTCCTCTTAGGATTTTCGCAATTATACAATCCATTTAGTGTTAATGGGCAAATCTGACTGCCATGAAGTCTCGTCTTGGTCAAGGCTTATTGCTAAGTACCTAAATGCGTCTGCTGCATGGCTAGACCAGTCGTGTAACGGCTTGTCATAGAACACTTGCTGACGTTCGTTATATTCTCTACGGTAGTTCCTAAGCGCATCTAAGCCAGTCTTAGTCTTATGATCGAACCAGCATTGCGGCAATAGCCTTCTAACGGCTTGTATACCGTCTGCAATCGATAATCTAGGAGCTACTGTTATATCCAGTCCAGCTTCCTGCAAAACCTCTTTACGGCTCTTTCCAGTACCTAGCTCTCTTACTTCCACATCGTGAGGAAGGAACTGCGTGTAGCCTTCGTAGCCGTTATCTTTGAGCCAGCGTACATACCAGTCCAAACCGACTCCGTGGTTTTCCGTAAAATCAATGAGACGTACTTCTTTTCCAACCACCTGAGCAACCCACAGACTAGTAGAATCACTAATCCCCAAATCCCAAGCAACATAAGACTTACATAAGTCATCAGGCTCGATAGTGGTGATCCGGTTCTTCTCCTCAAGATTGTTGATAATCTGCCCATAATAGCTACCCTCTACGGCTGCATCAAAGCTGCACTCAAACTCTTGGTTATACTTATCATCGCCCATTTCCTTACGAGCATCTTTGAGTTCCTTAGCCGCTAGTATCCCTGTATCACTAGCCCTAAACTCTAGTAATGCCCAACCTTCGGCAGTCTTAGCCCTGTCTCTGAACTCTGCAAAATGGTTCCTACCTTTAGGCGTACCAATGAATAAGCACCACGTAGGAGCCTCGTCAGTATTCCTATCCGCTAATGCTGGACGTATAACCTCGTTCCATATCTTAGGGTTTTGGTCGCCTATCTCGTCAAGAATAACGCCATCGAAATACTGCCCACGAAGGCTATCAGCATTATCGCTACCGTACAGGCTAATCCTACGACCCCAAAAGTCAACTCTAAGCTCGCTGATATTAGCCACAGCCCCCAAAGGACGAGTAAATTCCAGCAGGTAATCCCAAGCCACACGTTTCGACTGTGCGTAAGTTGGAGCAATATAGGCAAATCGTGGGTTTGGTTTAGTGCACTCAATGGCAGCCTTGATTAGATGGTTAATCGCGCTAACAGTCTTGCCCATCCTACGATGTGCGACTACTACTGTGAACCTGTGCTTGTCTACCGCCTCATGAATCAGCCTTTGCTGCTCACGTGGCTTATAAGCTATCTCGATTACTTCTGCCATGTAACCACGTGCTGCTGAGGAGCACCATCAACGCCACTTATCTCAGTCCTAGCCAGCTTAGGTATATGGTACTCACTTAGCTTATTCATTAGATCAAGTGCCTTATAAGGATCATCTTGAGCCACTTCATTAAGCCATCTGTCCATGTTAGGAGCATTACGCTCTAGTAGATTAGCAATAGCCTCTCTTACTACGGCTGTTGACTTATTAACCGCGCCTTTAGGTCTACCCTTACCCATGTTAGTAAGGTTAGCAGCGCGTGTATCTTCGTCTATTTTACTGATGTTATCTGTTTCCATTTTTGCATTATCCTCTGGATGTCATGCTATCTACGTTTTTCCTGTGGTGCAAGTAGTCCTGCTGCTGGTATTGCTGGAACTGCTGCGAATAATGGTTGTCCTTTAGATACTCCTGCTTTCATCTCTGGAGTTATATCTATGTAACGTACTGTTGCTTTATTAGGATACATTGAAGGCATACCACCTATATTTCCTCTATCTGTTGAAATATTAGTCTCACCTACCTTAGCTCCCCATTTTTTACTGTACTTATTCAAAAATTCAGGATAGCTCTTATCATAATATTGTTTCATTCCTTCACCGCCAATGGTTAAATCATCGCCTTCTATTTTCCCTGTTTTCTTTTCTGCAATTTGTTTAGCCATTGATTTACCTAAAACTTCTTCTACAGTTTTTCCTTCGGCTGCACCGTCAATAAACTTACCATTTTTTACAGTTCCCTCAAATGTTGGCTTAGATCCTTTATAACCTCTTACTTTTGTTTCATTTTCACCAACATATTCACCTTCTTTACTATATAACTGTTCATATCTTTGTTTTTGTGAACCAGTTAAATTTTTCATATTTTGTCTTAATGAATATAACTCATCAGCTTCAGATTGAGTTAATTTAGCACCAGTTTGAAATGAAATCTCATCAACAACTTGACGCAATTCATTTTCATACCTAGTAATTTGCTGCTTACCTGTTGTCAATCCGATACGATCATAACCATTCTCTGCTGCGTGTTGGATAGCTCTCTTTAATGCTAATTGATACCAAGTATCTTTAAATGGAGCATCAGGAACAGGATCACCTCTATCAACTGCTTGATATATTTGTGAATCTACATTTCTTGCTTTTTCCTCAAGTTCTTTAATTTTAGTATTAACTTGTTTAAATTCAGCCATTTTTGAATCTGGAAGGTCAGCAGCATATTGCAATAGCTTTGATCGTTCTCTATTAATTTCAGTTAATTCATTTTCTAAATCTTTAGCTGATTTAACTTGACCTGCATATCCTTTATCCCTACCAGCTTGATGCCAATCACTCTGTATTTCTTCAATTAACAACATTTTCTTACCATCAGCATCTATGCGGTCATTAACACGAATATGAGCTAAAGCATTTTCTTGCTCTGGAAAATGTGATGATGTGTATGTTTCATCTTTTTGATGTAATTCACCAAATCTTTTTAAAGCATCATTTTTTGTTGCTCCACTACCGTATCTTTGTCCATTAGCATCATAAACACCGTACATAGTTTTACCATTTACTGAATAAGCATCAACAGTAAAACCTTCTGGTAATGCCTGAGATTTTTTTGGCATAGTTAATATTAATTCACGGTAATTCTCACCACCTGCTAACTGATATTTAGGGAATCTTGTAGGAGTTGGCTCAGGAACTACATAAGCTGCGTCTGCTTCTGCATCTCTAAGATTTTGTATTTCATTTATTTGGTCTTGTAATTGTCTTGAGCTAGTTTTTGGTGAAATTGAATGACGAAGCCTATCTTCTTGACTCATACCTAAATAAAACTTTCTCGCTTCTTCATTATTTGCAAATTCTCGAATAGGCTTCCCAGCATGACGATTCATAATGTCATTTAATTCAACTTGCTCTTGAGCAGTTAATTGCTCTCCTCTATAACCTCTATTTTGCAAAATTACACCACGTTGATATTCTTCTGGACTTACTTGTCTATCTATTAATATATAAGCAGGATTATCCATTTCTTTATATCTTGCTTGTATTTCTGGATCATATTTATCAAATATTGCTTTTCGTTTAGCAATACCTACTGGATCTTCAGCAACAGATTCACCTAAACGAACTTCTTGAACATTTACTCTATTATTTGCAATATAATCCTGAACTTCTTGCTTAGTTATACTTTTCTTATCTTTTAGATAATCATCTAATCCCATCCATTTTATTTCGTCAGCACGTACATCCTGACCTTTCATAATGTCATTTAGGAAAGCCTGACCAGTTGCAGACTTTCTAGGACTTGCCATTGCAGCCTGTTCAACAGCACTATAAAATCCAATCTCTGACTTAGGAGCAGTTTGCAACAATCCTTTAGCCTCTTGTATGCTCATGCCAACAGGAAGCCCTTTAGTAGCCTTTAAAAGCCCACCTGTAGCCCCTAATCCAATAGCACCAACTCCTAACGTATCTACAACATCCAAAGGCTGAGGAGCCTTACCAGCACCTAAAGCACCATAAGTTCGTTCAGCACCGCTAATGCCTAATACATCAGCAGGTTTAATTGCTTGCAATATATTTGCTACAGGAACACTCTGAGTCTGCAATCCAGAAGGTATTATTTCACCAGTTGGAGCCTGTTTAGGAGCAAAGTTAAAACTGGTAGGAATAGGAACTTGACGTTGAGAATTGCCAATATTGGACGGAAATAGTTTATTTACTATTTGCTGGACATTACCTGCTTGATTTACATAGTCACCAACACGACGAGCACCAGCCGATGCAGTCTGAAAGAAATTCTCTGGCAATGCCTGAATAGTCGTACCACGAGCTAAATTCTCATCAATAATCTGTTGATTGCTCTTGCCCTGCATACCTTGCATGTATAGCAGTCGATCTAATTCTGCTTGAGTTGGAACCCTATACTCTGCCATAAAATGCCTCGTACATATCTGGTCTGTTAGTCTTTATCCATTCTCTTGGTTCTTCATGACACTTAGCAAAGTCGTTTCCAACCGTCTGCGATCCTGCATGATGAACGTAACCTCTGCTGACAAAGTGGAAATATCCTGCTTTGCCTAAGTCATGGCATATTATATTGTCTGAATACCAATTAGTGCTAGGGAATTGCGCTACATCCCATGCTTCCTTACTTATAGCTGCAAAAATAGGAGCAATCACATCAGTCATCTTGATATGTAACTCGCTATCCCACTTTAACGCTGAAAATACGTCATCTTCTTCAGCTACTCGTATATTCTGTGCTGGTAGTACGTAATCTGATCTTGCACCTAAGAACCCAACCTTAAATGACTTGCTGACGTACTTGTAATCCGCTTGCATCTTTTCAATAGTATCGGGAGCCAATACTACATCGTCATTAGCAATAATTAGTGAATCGTAATGCCCTGTATTGAACGCATAAGAGACAATTGCATTATACGCATCTCCGAAATTGGAAGAAGTATTTGGTCGGAAGATAACTCTATCGTTGCCAAGTCTCTTTCTAACTTCTCCCCACAACTCCAGACTATTTGCACTAATGTAAACTGGCAAGTCTCTTGCATATTGATTAATGCTTTCTAGCAATACGTGAATACTTGGACTACCGACCGTAGCGATTACGATTGCTTGCAAAGGATCACCTTCATAGAATCTACTGTTTTATAAGAACCTAGATTAAGAGTTTTGGGCATCTTCAAATTCATTTAAGATTATCAATTTAATATGTTCTGAAAATGGCTCTGCTTTACTAACACCTTGAAATTGTCTTTCTAAACTTTTTTGCATAATTACAAAATAGCCTTTTAACAATTCATAATATTTTTCTTCGCTAACAAACTTTTTGTATTTTTTAATTAACCACAACATTATTATTGGATAAACATAATCATAATTATCTATCCACTCTGCCGAACCCCAAAAATTAAAAGTTCTTGGTGTTGGCACATAAATTGCCTTAGTTTCTTTAGTAAAACACTCAATGAATGGCAAATTATGAGGCTGCTTTTGCCTTCCTTGATGCTCAAATTCATCAGGATGGTTTAAATCTCCTGACCATCTAACCGTAGACTGTCTAAAGCAATTAACCATTAATTCGCCAAGCAACGTATCTGCTACCTGAAAATCTATTAACTTATCAAAAGTAGTATTTATCGTATCTTTGTATTTGCCCTTAATAATTCCTTTAGGAATATTCGGATAACTTGCCCATATCTCTTGCTCAGTTTCATTTACAAATGCAGTAGTGTTGCAAAAAATATAATCTACATCACATTTAGTTAATTCAAGTAGCTCACTTATTGAGCCAGCTATTAAGTAATCGTCATCCCCAATGATCCATACAAATTTAGACTCAAATGGCAAGTTATACCCATGCGTTACATTGCCAACAAAACCTAAATTAGTATCGTTATGACGAACCTTAATCCAATCTAAACTATCTAAATATTCTTTAGTACCGTCTGTACTTGCATTATTAGAAACATAAACGATTACCTTATCTTCATAACCAGCAATATCATATTTAATAGCATTTAAACAATTTGTTAATTTATTTAAACGATTATAAGTAGGTATGTATATAGTTAATTCAGTCATTCGTCATCAGATTCTTCATCATCAGAATATTCTAGTTTTGCCATCTTTAACATCGTCTTTTGCTTGTCAGTCATGGCTTTAGTTACAGGTCCACCAACCAGCCACGCTGAACAGGTACGGTCTGCTGCACACTTGAACTCGAATAGCTCGCAATAGCCTAATTCAGCACTATCCACGACCTCGTTAGCATACGTCTCGTTATCTGATTCTTCACCCTGAATACCATCGACAATACACTTCATCATTTCAGGAGTCTGGATAAATGCAGAGCAGTTGCCACATTTCATCGTCTGAGCGTTCTTAGGACTTGTCGCCCATTCCTTAGCGCGAATCTGCCAGAAGTCCTCTGGAGAGTCAGGATTAGCAGGACCATAACCTACGTTGGCAAATGCCCAATCTCGATTCTTTAGATTAAGCTGGATGTCTGAGCAGACAATAGGACATTCTTTCATAACTCACCATTTCACTTTATTAGCCCAAAAAGCGGCTGACATCTTACCTTTAGCAATATTACCCGCATGACGAGCCTTAAATGCCTCATTACGCTTGCTACCGTCTGGACTACCCCTTACACCTTGCTGACCGAAACGAATCAACTTAACCTCGTCTCCGTCCTTCGCAAGTACCGCATGACTCTTAGTAGGATGGCTAGGAGTTTTCTTAGGCTTGTTGTAACCTGAGAATTCTTCTTTGCCACGCTTAATCATTTCTTTGCCTTTTTAGCAGGTTTATCAGTCTTAGCAGCAGCCACAAAGTCAGCCTTAGTTGGAGCACCTTTAGCACCTACCTTACGCATTTTCTCTCCGCTACCTTCGGCAATGCGTTTTTTCTTTGCTGCAATATTTGCATAGAGTCCAGTTTTCATTTTTTAGCCTTGTTCTTAGCAGTACGTTGACCACGTTTAGGTAATGACTTGCCAGTCTCTGAAAGCGCAATTGCGACTGCCTGTTTCTGAGACTTAACTACAGGACCACCCTTGCCACTATGAAGCTCACCCTTACCAAACTCAGTCATTACCTTAGCAACCTTCTTATCTGCTTTCGATTTCTTCATCATTTAGCATTTCCTTTACTTGAATAAGTAAGTCTTGTTCAGTTGTCTCGTACTTGCGCTCAAATGCTTTGCGACCCATTCCGTGATACCCAGTATTACCTCGATGGTGCTCTGGACATAACGGCAATACATTATCGTGCGAGTTTCTGACACCCATCCCTAGACCTACACCACGGACGTGATGAATTTCCGAAATCGTACCCGCATACCCTAACCTATAGCAAATTATACAACCTATGTCTGCTACTTTAGACAAGTATTCTCTATCTTTTTTACGCATTTTGATTCGGTTTATAACTTGTAAAACTCTCACCATTGTTACATTCAGGACAGCAAGTAACCTTTCCATCGCTACACCACGGATTATCATTAACCACCGGAATCTCATCCCAATCATCAATGAACCCACAGTAATCGCATTTTGCTAAATTGCTATCATCTACAATATTCGTATCGTTAGTCATATTTATCTCCTAGTGAGTGCTACGTTCTATTGACCGATTAGAAGCCTCTTGTGACCTCCATACATCGACTCTTGCCTGTGCTGCTACCAACATCCACCGAAGCCTCTCAGCCTCCGCTACAGCCTCTTTAAGCCCTTCTACGCACGTTTTATATTCAACCGTAGTATATGCATCAGCTTCCTTCTCAACCACCGTAGTTTTTAAGCTACGTAGAATTCCTTGAGATTTAACTGTCTTGCGGTATTCGGTTAAGTAAACTACCTGAGCCTTAGCTAGTGCATAAGCCTCGGAGTTTTTAATCATAAAGTTAATTGCTTCGTTCGGATCGATATTCATCTGATAGTTTCCAAATTAGAGTTTTAGCATCATCAATACTTGTTACTACGTTTACTTGACCTTTCCAGAGTCTGTGCCAATTGGCTTGATCTGGAGTAAGTACCTTTTTATCACCATCCTTGATTTCAAGCAACAAGTTTTTACCTTTAAAGCCAACAACAATATCAGGACAACCTTTGCCTACTGCGTGTAAATGCTCCACAGTACAACCCATATCTCGTAAAGCCTTCACAATTTGCACTTGACAGTTATCTACCCTTTTGAAAACCATACGCCTTCATCTCCTCTTGATCCTAGTGTCCATTGCTCCCTACAATCTTTTTCCAATAGTTGAGCAGTTCTATCGCCGCGTTTTTTGCGGACAATAGACAGGTATTCGATGGCTTTGTTTCTATCTTGAGTACGCCACTTTAATACCTGCCTTACTTCGCATTGGTGTCTGTGTAGTTCGCTATTATCAGGCACGAAAAGCACCTTTATTATCAAAGTCAATCGGCTGACCGTTCAAAGTTTCGATAAACTGTTGCGAATTATGCTCAAAGTACATCCCATAAAACTCCTCAGCTTCACCATTCCTTTGCTTTTGGCACATTAAGAACATATCAGGCTGCTTCTCGTCATAGTCCTCATTATTCCTACGAGCGTTTTCTTTCTTCTTATTTCTCCAGACCATGAACACGTTATCCACCTGATCCGCAATTGATCCTGAACCCTTTAAATCAGTCTTGCCAGGCTGAATCTCCTCTGACACTAGCTTGCGTATGTGGTGAACTAAATGAATGTGTACGTGATGATCTCGTGCCAATGCACATAACTCGTCTACGAATGACTTCTGCTCGTTTAATGAGTCCTCAGCCACTACACACTTCATTAATGAGTCAATAAAGATATGCTGAATGCCCAATTCAACAGCACAATACCTAGCCATTGCTATCGTTTTCTGTGGAGTCGTGCTGCCCTGCTGGTCATAAAGATACAGATTCTCGTCAATGAAATTAGTAAACCGTCCTAAAACACCACGAATGTAGCCTTCTTTGTCGTGAGTTAACGGTATATTGATATTTTCACCTGCAAACTGTCTCAACATTCTAACAATGGTAGTTACAGGTTTCATCTCATAAGAAGCAATACAGACCTTCTTATCCTGCTTAATCAAACCTAACGCTATCTGACCTGTTACCAATGACTTGCCGCCACCGTTCCCACCCGCATATACCGTAACCTCACCTAGCCTAAATTTAACGTCTGCGTGAGTTTTAGACCACGGCATTACAGCATCGTCAGTCTTTTGAGGATCAACGTAGTTTTGGTAAATCTCGTCTAGCCAGTTAGTTGCTGATTTAACATTAGCCGATAAATCTGTATTTTTATAATACTTATCAAAATCAATATTCTCTGACTTGATTATTTGACGATCTTCAAAAAGTCGTTCCGCTATTGCAAAAATATTATCCGACATATTTAACTGCCTCCATTATTCTAGATTGTGCAACTTTCATCCTAGTTCTATCTTCTTCCGATAGTGGTAGTCCTTGACTCATCGTATAAGCAGCTACGCTTACTACCCATGCCTCGAATTCGATAACCCTGAGCAAGTCTGTAGCATAATACTTTCTCTTGACTGAAGGCAAGTCTTTATTTACGTTGGGGAACAGATCATTCATATCCATGCCAATAGCACCCAAAATATCTTGGACGCTGCAATCAGCAAAGCATTTCATTAGGATACGACCATCGTCTAATTCTCTGATCGCTAGGCTAGGACTCTTATCCGTATGAGCAGGACAGCAAGCTGTATACGCTCCGTTACGACCTTTAACCTTCTCTAGTCGGCTGAGTATGTTCTCTATCATTTCCACCCCATCAATGGCTTTTGAGTGGTTCCAGCTATTTCATCTTCCCATCGTTTATTGTTTAACCAAGTAGCTGCATGAGGAATAAACTGCTGTTCTCTATCAGATAACTTTTGATCTCTAACGGATTTAGTAATTTTTGCAATAAGTTCATCATTAGGCTTAATCTTTATCCAAGCCTTCTTTGCATTTTCTTTAGATACCTTCTTTGGATAGATTTTCCAAAACGACTCAAATTGATCTATATATTTATTTATATGGGTTATGGGTATTGGGTTATGGGTAGCATCGATTTTCATTGCGTTCGCATCGTTATTTAATGCGTTCGCATTGCGTTCGCTTTGCGTTTGCATATCATTCGCATTTTTTGACCATCTTGCTTGAGCAGATAATTTAGCCTTAACTGACTTATCGTAGATGCCATTAAGGACTTGGTCACAACGCTTATGACGATAAACATCTTGCTCTTTTACAAAGAAAGTATCCAAGATAATTTGAACTGAATCAGGATTAGAACCTATCTTAAATGCAAGTCTTTTAGAGTCATTAGGTAATGGTAATTCGGTATCGTAGTACATCCAGATTAGGCGTAAATAAGCCATAGTGTCTGAATCAGACAATGATGCTGTATCGCGCTGGAAGTCACCGATATGGTGTGGATAGAAATGCATATATGCCCTCTCAATGGCAATTCTCACAAAGTAGGTGGTATGGCAGGACGGTGAGAAATCGTCTTTTCGGGTTGCATTCCCTAGCCATTCCGGTAAATCCTCTAGGACTATAACGAAACTTTTCTCCTAGCGCAAGTCCTGCAAATATCAGAGTTTCTAAATTGAATTGCTGAACGTGAATGTTTACAAATAGGACACTTCTGCATTGCAAAGTTATACATCGTTTTTACTTTAATAACGGACGTTTGACTTGCAAGTTTTGAAACTTCGTCTTTCAATTGGCTGACCTCTCGGACTAATAGTAGGTGGAAATGTTTTAAGTGGCGTAAATGGTACAGGTTCTCTAGGTGGAACTAGGTTCTTATCTACCTCAAATACAGCAGGTACGCTTTTGTAAATTGGAAAGAATACATCGTTAATTTGGTTAATACAATACAATTTAGCTAACTTTTTAAGGTCGCGTATAAGAAACATAGTATCAGCAGCACCTAACATTCCATGCTTTTCTACTAACTTTTCGATAGTAATCCCGCCAGATTTGTTAACAATTTCAATAAGTTCAGCCCTACGGCTACCTACTCGTGGTACGTACATAAAATAATTTTAAAAAGTTGTTGACATACAAGATTGTGCTGCGTTATAGTTTCTTCGCTGCAACACAATATTAATTCACTAGGAGAGCACAATGATTACAGCACACATATTCAAAGCAAAAGGCGGCATCTGGACATTAATCCTTAGCAAATCACCATATGGAGAAATTAACGGCGATAACGTAATTAGCCAAACTCCTTATGCAAATAAAGTTGAAGCAAAAAAAGCAGCAAAAGCAGTTGGCGCAAAACCTTGGAACTATTAATCAACTAGGAGAATACTATGAAACGCCATGAATACGAACAAGAAGCACTGCAAAATATATTAAATAAAACTCCAGACGATTTTACGCAAGACTTTACCGATGGTGAGTTGCGCGAATCACTAAACGACATATTAACTTTATGGGCTACACATCGTCACGAGCCAGTAGTCTTAACTGCAAGTCTAAGTAATCATATTGCTCGCATGATTTCATATCAAGCTAAGTATTCAAAACGAGTTGATGACACTCTAACTGCTAACGATCTGTGGAACTATGAACAGGATATGAAAACAGAACAGTGGGAGCGTCGCAATGAAAACTAATATGCACAATTGGGAAGTAGCTGAAATCGTCTATGCCTTGCGATTGCTGACTGACAACTTATATGTAAAAGAACTAGAAAATAAACTTAGCGATAGAGAGAAAGAAATATTTAATATAGCTTGTGAAGCCTTGTTAGTAGCACCACGCGAAATTCACGAACTTGTTAATATTTTAGAATCAAATGATAACTATGAATAAATTGCTTAACACTAATGATTATTTTGCTAAACATCCTATACTTTGTGGTGTAATAATGGTTCTTCTATACATTATTGCAGGATCAATATGACAGATGAAAAGAACATTTTATACAAGAAAGACTATGTTACAGCCGCTAAGACGGATATTCGCAAATTATTTGCCAAAGTTAGAAAGGAGCAAAAACAGACTGAGAAAATATCTACTATTGAGAAAACACAATCTACCAATGTGGTTCAGTATAAAAAATTCAGATAAATAGGAATCTACTATGAATGACTATCAATTGCAGGAACAGCACGAACAACAAGAATGGCTTGTATATAGCAAGCTGCAAAAAGCCAGAGTTCTATTACAAGAATTACCACTAAAGAAATCAGGCTTTAACTCATTTGCTGGATTCAAATACTTTGAACTAGCAGACTTCTTACCTAGCATTAACGTCATCTTTGACAATCTTGGCTTATGTTCAGTATTTAGCATTAGCGATGATATGGCTACCTTGCGTATTTTTGATTCAGAGCATGGTGGCGTAATTTATTTTAAAAGTCCTGTTGCTGATACTGTATCTCGTGTCGTAATTGAAGGTGGCAAATCTCCAGCAATTCAGGCTTTGGGCAGTTTGCATACTTATTTAAGACGCTACCTATTGATAAATGCGCTAGAGCTAGTCGAGAACGACATAGTAGACGCTACGATAAAGAAAGATGAACATAAGTCAGCCAAGCCTATTACTGTTGACGTTTACGATAGCATGGATGATGAGACTAAAGAACTCATTGAAAACATAGCTATGGATGTACGTATGCTTATGGAACGCAATGATATGCAAGGAGTCATTGATTACATTAATCTGCAAGAGTTTGACGCAGATACAAAGACTGCATTCTGGAGTAGGTTAGATAGTAAAGAGCGTAGTGCAATTAAGAAATTTTCAACAGGGAAATAATAGGTTAAATATCATGAATATAGACCTTAGGCATCTTAACGGTAAAAAATTAAAGTCACATATTGAAAGATTTGAAGCCTCATATATACCTGAGCCTATGTCTGGTTGTTGGTTATGGTTAGGGGCAGAAAGAGGGTCAAATAGATATGGCACTATAAAAGTTAATGGTAAAGCTATCCCAGCGCATAGATATTCATATCAAAGATTTGTTGGTGAAATACCAGCAGGAATATTTGTTTGCCATAGATGCGACAACCCAGCATGCGTAAATCCATATCATTTGTTTCTTGGTACGCATCAAGATAATACAGATGATAAAGTTAAAAAAAACAGGCAAGCAAAAGGAAGTAAGTTAGTTGAAGCACAATATGAAAATAAACCAAGAGGTGAGAAAAACGGGAATAGCAAACTTAATCAAGACAAAGTAAATGAAATACGCAGCTTAAATATTCCTCAAAAAAAGATAGCAAATATTTTTGGAGTATCTCAGGCTTTAATATCAAAGATAAAAAATAAGGAAATATGGAATGGCTAATCAAGAATACGACAATCGTGATAGAGGGGTTCTATATCGCAATGAGAATAAAACGAGTGAGAACCATCCAGACTATTCAGGTAGCGTTAATGTATCTGGTACTGATTATTGGTTATCTGGTTGGCTTAAAGAGAGCAAGAAGGACGGTAAGAAATTCTTTAGCTTATCGGTACGCCCAAAGAATGATTCAACGAAACCTGTAAATAAGCCTGTTGTAGCGTCTGATCCTGACGAAGATATACCTTTTAATTAGAATGGGTCTATAATGGTTGTATTTCCCGCACAAGGAGTACAACATGATTCATTCAAAAGAGTGTTTTAAGTGCAAGACCGTCAAGTCGTTAGATGAGTTTTATAAACATCAGATGATGGCTGACGGTCACCTAAATAAATGCAAGATATGTACTAAAAATGATGTTCTTATACATAGATCAGAAAATCTTGAAAGAATAAGAGAATACGATAGAGAAAGATCAAAAAACCCTGAAAGAGCAAAAGCAGCATCAGCAATAAGTAAAGCATGGCGACAGGCAGATAAAAGACGAATGGCTGCTCATAATGCAGTAAGCAGAGCAGTTAGATTAGGGAAACTTATAAGAATGAATTGTGAACGATGTGATGCAGTTAAAACTTATGCTCATCACGAAGATTACGATAAACCTCTTGAAGTTATGTGGTTATGTCAGCCATGCCATAAGCAACGCCATGCAGAAATAAACAAGTTAAAGAAAGAAATGAACCTTTGATCTCGCAGCCACACCCCTCCGTGGCTTTAACAGGGGCTTCGGCTCCTGTCTTTTTATTCGGAGTAACTATGCAATTACTAGACGCAATTAAAGAGCAGTACAGCATTAAGAATGACGCAGAACTTAGCCGCACATTAGACGTACCACCGCCTACGATAAGTAAGATTAGGAGTGGTCGGGTCAACGTATCAGCAGACATAATCTTACGCATCCATGAAGTTTTAGGTATGCCTGTTGCAGACATTCGCGCATTGTTATGAAAGTGTTAATGTACGTAGTAGCCATATTAGGGGCTTTGTGGCTGTTTTCTGGCTTGGTTACGGATATGGTACAGGCATCCTATAAAAAGGGCTACAGGGACGGTTTTAATGCGTTTACGGTGGATTCTCAATGTGCTGCATGGCTAATGAACTCTGATCTTAAAGAAGCTAAGGAAAGAATCTGCAAATGACTAATGAAGATAAGTTTTATGAATGGTGGAATGGCGATGACATGGCGGACGATCTTGACGTTGTAAAACACACGCCACTTTATTGGGCTATGCAGGGATGGGAAGCTGCATTGCGCGAAATGAATAAAGAAGCTGAGAAGAATGGGGAGTCATTGAAGCCAAACTGAAAGAAAACAATAATTAGTTCAATGTTTTTCTAGCGGCTTCGTATTGACTGTAGCATTGTTTAAGACTGGCTCTGAGTTCGTCTGCTTCTCTAGCGATCCCGATAAGAATAGCCCCATCCTCTCGGTAAAGCTCTTTTCCGGTACAACCGTCTTTTCTATTGCTGGCAGTCGTGGACACTCCACTACTCTCGGTGCGGTTGGGACGGTGCTGCAAGCTGTTAAGCAAAGCGGTATTACGAGCATTAGCTTCTCTAAGTTCACGGTTCTTATCCTCTCGTAGCTTGTCTGCATTACCTTGCATTACCTGTTCTTTTTCCCGCATTAAAGCGACATTAGCAGCATATTCCTCAGCTAACTTAGCTTTCTCTTTATCCCATTGAGCCTGAACCTTAGCCTGACCTGCTGTATCACCTTGCCAATGACCTGCACCATAAGCAAAGACTACCGCTAAGACTGATCCAGCTATGAAGTACGGATTCATTTAGTAGGAACCTTAGTACCTTCTAATTTCTTATGAACCTTGATTACCTTACATACTTCCTTACCTTTTTCCTGATGACAGACCTTCTTCATTTCACCACCAGCATGTACTTGGGTAATTAAAAATATACTAGCAGCCGCAGTTACAAACATGCGAAAGCAAAGCAGTTTAAACATGGTCAAATCTCCGGTTGATAAGCGGGTGGGGGAGCAGGTTTACCGCCGAATCCTAATGAAACAGCAGGAGCAGTAGAAACAGGCTCTAACGTAGGTTCTTGACGTTTTTGTGTTGAAATTGGCTCTGGAGGCGGTGTATAAGGCTTGTTTGCCGCATCAATAGCTTTTGATCTTAAATCTTTATCGTCGCCAGCTAACATAATCCCCGACAACGTACCAGTCAAAAAGGTAGCAACAGGAATGATAAGCTCAAAAAATTTGTTATCAACTGGACTCATCCCATTCATCGGTTGAGTGACGAAAATCAAACTGTATAAAACAACAAACACAATACCGAATAACGTCAGCCCAAGAATGATGCCGATAAAAAACTTCAGCCTAGCGTTTAGTTCTTCAGTAGTGTATTTTTCTTCAGACCATAATTGTTTAATCATTTGCAATCTCCTTTAGCTGGAGTTTGTTGTGTTTTAGGTTGACTAATATTTCCTGCCTTATCTTTTTCATAGTGGTGTAAATCTTCAGGACAGGTTCCATTTGCACTACAAAAAGGTTTCTTGCACTCGGCTGAATCCCAATTAACAGGATTTTGGCAAGGATACCTGTACCTTTCTTCACAAGCACTAAGCACCAAGCACATGGAGAGCATGGTCATAATGTTTCTTACGATCTTCGAGTCCAATTGTGCCCCCATTAATGCGTTTAGTTAATGTAAGAATGTCGCCAGCATCAGCCCATTGATTGAGTTTATTTGTCTCCCAGTACCAACAAGCAGACTGACATGCCCCTTCGAACGTGACTAGATACTCAGGCACATCGTTAATATCCATCTCTAGTGAGTCTGCAAAGGCTTGATAGTTAGATTTTCCAGTAAGCTGAATTAATCCTCGTCCGCAAAATTTGTACCCCTCTTGACTAGCTTCATCGCCATTACCCATACGATTAGCGTAAACCTTAGACGCTATGGCAACCTGCTTATTAGGCTTAGATGCGTACTCCTGAGCTATCTGATCGTTATGGAAATACTTAGGGAATATCTTACGTAGAGTCGCAGCCTTATAGTTTAGATTCTCTTTAAGAACCATAAAGCCACCAGACTCATGAGCACATTGCGCTACAAAAGCAGCAATACGATTAGGAGTATTAATATCGTAATCAGAAAGAAGTTGAGATAAAGCACGATGCCAATGTTCAACGTAAGGGTTCTTCGGTAGGAGCTGTTTGAGCTGGCTCAGAGTTAGCATTTTTATCCTCTAATTCACGCAATATTAGGTTACGTAATCGTCTCATTCGGTCTATTTCAACGATAGCAGCATTAGTCGCATTGTTCATATCCATGTACATCAAGCCCATAACAGGCAATGCAATCACTAGCACAAAACACAAGACCACCACTGCGATGAGTAAGCTCCACGGTACGTCGCGCTCATCCTTATCATTACCATTAGCCATAGAAACCACAATGTTATGAACAGCACCGCGAGGACTGATGTCATCTGTTTTTTTATTCTTTTTCTTATATTTTCCCGTTGGCATTTTGCTATATTAGCCAATCTAAGTTCTTCAGCGTGAGCAATTTCCTGTTCTTTGACAATCTTCTCTACTGTCTTTTCATATTTATGCCAAAGTGACCCCAATTCTTGAGGAGCCTGATAGACCATAGTTTCACGTAACTCAGCCATCATTGAATCAACTCTGGCTTCAATAATAATCTTACGCAATGCTCTACGACCTACTGATTCTTCGCCTTTATACGCAGTCTTAATCTGTATTTCTTCTGCTAGTAATGCCTTGCCTAATTGATCTTGTGCATCTAATAAAGCACCTAACTGATTACCAATGTCAGTAAATACATCGTTAGGATCAGCCTTAGCTATCTCCTGAACTCTAGCTACTTCCTCGTTATATTGAATCTTCTGTGCTGGAGTAGGATTCGGTATCGTATTAAACTGAGTCTTTAGATCGTCTAATACTTCTTTTACATCACCTGCTGCACCTTTAATATCTTTATAAAGCTGACAGCCTTTCTTTACAGCCGCTACAGCAGCATTAGCTAACGCTAGAAGTGTAAGTGGGTCCACATCACTTTAATGAGCCGTTACCAGCCATCCAGATCATTAAACCTAAAGCACCAGCACCAACAATCCAGAATATCTTCTTTACAACTGACCGACCTACTTCTTCATAGATACGCTTAAATGCTACCTCAGCAGCACGTTCCGCAATATGGTCAATCTGCTCGTCAGTAAGTTGTATTTTATCCATGATTAGGCTGTCCGTTTCCACATATAAACAGTAATGTATTTTTGTACGTTAGCATTAGTAGGGGAATCACCAGTAGAAGATATAGTTATTCCTGTAGAAGCATTTTCTGTTGGAGACAAATTCCTTGCTGTTGAATATCCAGTAGCTGATGATATTGGTGCACCACCATTATCAGTACCAGCTTGTGCTGAACCTAATTTTTGTAATCCGTGGCTGTGACCTGTATCACTAATTGAGTGAGTATGACTAGGAACAATAGCGTCATTAGAACCACCAGTTTTTTCAGCAGAATTAAATAATGAATCACTTGCATCAAAACCAACCATTACACGACCAACACTAAATGCAACCCATGTACCAAAGCCAAACAAAGTAGCTGGATTAGTGCTATTGGTTGCGTTTATATATATTGAACCTACTGGATAAGCAAGAGCTACAGAGTTACCAACATAAGCAGTCGTAGCTACCTTAGTAGAGTTATCACCCGCCGATTGCGTAGTAGCCGTAGCTGATGCGCCTAACGCCACAGTCGAGCTAAATACAGCAGCACCAGTACAAGTAAACGCACCACCTACGACAAAGCTATCAGCGTCTGTGCCTGTTTGCTGATCTT